CCTCTTTTTACAACAGTAGATGTAAGATCAAAGACAGGTACAGGAGCTTCAGGACTTATTCGAGTTACAGTTCCTGTGTGATATTCATCATAGCAACTGTCGCCTAGTAATAAAATTTTCGATTGTTTTTGTTGTTGATTGACCATTGGTTCTCTCGTAGAATACTACCTTGTTACAGTACTCCTCCCCTATAACCTTTTTTCCTCTCCAATCAGAACCCTTAACCATTATGTCTGGTCTGTACCTTTCAAGAATTGCAAGAAGATCATTGTCTGTGTCAAATGTTACTACGCTTGTAACAGGTTTCAACGAACCAATTAAATGTTTTCTATTCTTAAGTTTATTGAAAGGTCTTCCTTCCCCCTTGTTATACTCAATACGCCTATCTGTGTCAATAGCTACGAGCAGGTGAGTGCCTAAACCCTTAGCAAAATCAAGCAGATCAAGGTGTCCTGAATGCACTACATCAAATGCTCCATTGACAAATATCTTCTTCATAATTAAAATTACACCATGTCTAGATTTAAACATATAATAGAACAAGACCCACAACAGATTCAACAGCAAAATGTTCCTAGTGATTGGCCTAAAGTATTTCCTAAGTCAATTGTTGGTTTGGATCGTGATGGTGTAATAAATGTAAACAAGGGTTACATCTCTGATCCTAACGACTGGGAGCCTATCCCTGGTTCTCTTGAAGCTATTCGTATGATTAGACTCAAAGGATATAAACTAGTTATACTAACCAATCAGGGGGGTATTATAAAAAAGGAGCAGACACATGACCAAGTAGAAGCTGTTCATCAACGTATGATGGAAGTCTTTGGTAATGCAGGTATCTACTCCATTGATGGTTTGTTCTATTCTGAAACATCTCTGAAATGTGATTGCTTTGCTAAACCTAATTTAGGTATGTTTCACAGAGCAGAGAAAGAAATATTTTTAGATAAGCATAGGTTTAAACAAAATGGTTTTTATGTTGGTGACAAGATGACAGATCTTAAAGCTGCAGAACGTATAGGTGCTAGACCTATTCTTGTTCGTACTGGTCATGGATTAGAAACTGAAGAAGACCTCAAGAAATTCTCAAAAGAGAAACTTAGAAAGAAGACCAAAGTGTTTGATGATCTTCTTCAGTTTGCTCATAGGTTGCCTTAAGCAGCTTCCTCCATATCCTCAACAAGACTATCATTATAAGGATAATGTACTAGCTTACCTACGTCTGGTAAGTATAGATAGTTTATGTCTGAGTTCTTTACAGTCTCCATAGCATCTTGCAAAGTCTCAACTAGAGGCTGACCTGCTAGATTAAAACTTGTGTTAAACAGAATAGGAACACCAGTTATTTTATCAAACTCTTTTATCAGGGAATAATAGCTAGGGTTCTGTTCTTTAGTCACAGTCTGAATACGACATGTACCATCTACGTGCGTGATTGCAGGAACTTCACCATGCTTGTCAGTCTTAAAGTCCATAGCATACATCATGTATGGTGACTCTTCTAGACCACGAGTTTCAAACCACTCTTCAAAGTTTTCTTGTAGCATTGAACCTGCAAAAGGTCTGAACCACTCTCTTCCTTTGACTGTGTTTACAAAGTCTTTACCATTAGGATCTGTGGGATCATACAGTATAGAACGATTACCCAGTGCTCGTGGTCCTGCCTCAGATCGTCCTTGGAATAGAGCTACAATGTTTTTGTCTGCTATTAGCTTTGCTACATCAGCAGTCTTTACATCTTTAGTCTCTATGTCACCAAAGTCATAATCTTCTTTTCGTTCAGGACCAAGATACAAAGTAGTCATAGGACGTATAGTCTTATCCTCTTTGTTCTTATCGTAGTGAATTAGTTTGGCTAACCCTACTGCTGTACCACCATCGTGAGAGATAGGGTCAACAAAGATATTCAGATCAGGAAACCTTTCCTTGTAGTAGTAGTTGGCTACACAGTTAAGGCCATAACCACCTGATATAACAATGTTTTTGTGTCCTGTTTTATCTACAGACTTTTCGATTAAGTCTCCTACAAGAGTTTGTGTCTCATCTTGCACAGCCCAAGCTAAATCTTTTGCTGCATCTGTTACCTTTGTGTGGTCACTATGCCAACCTTTAGGGTCTTCTTTTAGTTCTAGTAAAGGGTGGCGTGAGTGATCTACGTAAGCACCTGCAGGGTAGTTAGGAATAAATACGTTCTTGTTACCTCTACCATTATAAAACAGACTAGGAATAAACTCGTTGCTTTTACCATATGGTGCAAGACCCATTGTCTTACCTGCTTCAATGTAACCAAAACCAAGATAGTCTGAGACAGCCTCATATGCTTTAACTATTGTTATAGCACTATCCATTTCTACATCTTCAGTTATTATACGTTGGGTATCGTAGTTACCTCCATAAGAAGTAAATACAGGTTTTATTCCCTCTTCATAGCCACAGTTAAAGATAGACTCTGTTTCAAAACCTGGATTCTTAAAGTTTTCATCAGCCTCTATCTCTCTACGAGAACCAGACCCATCTACAATAACTGCTGCAGCCTGTTCAAAACCTGAGTTATAAAAAGCATTTGCTGCATGACCTACGTGATGAGCACCTCCAACGTTTACTATCTGCAGGTTAGGGTTAAACTTCCTTAAAAAACCAGAGTAAGGATCTTCTCCTGTCCAAGGTAACTGTGGAAATTGTTCTGAAGTACCACCAAGAACCAAAATGTCTACACCATACTTTAGTGCTTCTACTATTCCTACAAAAGGATTACCATCGTACTTACTACGAGAAAGTCTTTCTTCCTCTATATAAAACTTTAGTTCACCATCAACTACTAAAGCAGCAGAACCATTATGCCCTGGATTGATTGCTAGGATATTCATTACTTCACCTTCTTTTCTATATCTTTTACGATGTTTGCATAAATTTTATTTATTTCTTCATCATTAAAGTCCATGAGGCTTTCGTTCATACGATCAGCTAAGTGACCCTCAAGACCAGATATACGTATAGGTGAGTATTTCTTAGCATCCTCCTTTTCAATAATGTTAAAATAATTTGGATAAGTTGTGTTGATTGCAAAAGTAGAGCCAACAATTACAGTACCAGGTTTACCTAGTGCCTTTGCCATGTGCTGACCTACAGAATCTACTCCTATAAAATAATCAGCAGCATCTATAAAAGCAGTCCACATTCTGAGATCAGCTTGTGGTTTTACTGTATATGTATCCTCTTCCATATAAAACTGTTGCTCTGCCATTAACACAAGATTGTATTTTGCAGATAATTTCTTGACCAACTTTAAATATGCTTGAGGATCAAGAGAACGAGATGACTCATCTACGATAGCACCAACAGGGTGTTTTTGTGCAGAACGTCCAAAAGGTTGAATAACAATAGTATGATTCTTCTTTTGTTGGTTCTTAGTATCAACAATCATCCCCACAGCATTTAACTCTTCTGCTTTAGAAGTCTTCAAGATAGGATCTTGTAGATCAGAATGATCATTAGTATTGTTGATAAGAACGTCAAAGGCTTCTGCCAAAGATAGTTCTTGTTTAAAATATCCTGGAACTCGATATGGTTCAGGTGATATTATTTCTTCAGCATGTTTTACTACATGATCAAAGATACCTTTTTGTTCAGGGTTAAATACTTTGTCTTGTAGTTCAGGAATACCCCAGTATAAAGTATCCCATCCATGTACTAGTATAGCAAAATCTTCATGTTTCTTTACATACTTTAGGAAAGCAGGTATAGATGCAATAGCACGACCTGCTCCCCCATCAATAAAAAATAGTTTTTTCACGAGTCTTCTTTCTTATTATTATTATTACCCATGAAGGGTGCTCGTTATTATACAATAATTTTTTAATTAGTTCAAGAGGGTTGTGTAGGCCAAGTTGGTTCAGGCCAATCCTCGTCTGTAGGCAAATTTCGTAAAGCTGCCCTATAAGTAACCCATTCAGCTTTCTTCTCGTCTGTTAAAGGAGAATCCACAACCTGAGTCCAGTCAGACTCTACTAGAAGATTATCTCTTTTCTCTCTACCTGCATCACTTTGAACCTGTAATAAGTGAGCAGCTTCTGCTGCAATTTCTTCTTCTGTTGGATCAGGAATTTCTCTCATATAAGTTTTAGAAGAAGTTATAACTTGTTCCCACATTTATGTCATCTCCTCTGTTTGCTTTGGATGCCCTGTTATTCTAAAGCTTCTTTGAATACCACAATAGTTACAACTTAAACAACCACCTGTAATACAAATACCATTAAACACACACCATTGAGGTCTACAGCAAAGAAAACAATTATTTAACCACCCACAACCCCACATCATTCTACAGGTATCAGACCCTGTGTTTCCTTCAGCAGTTGGAGCTACTTGGGCATTAAATCCTACTGTAGGACCAGTGGCACTAGTTGCATTTCTAGTAGTTGTTATTGGAAAAAAAGCTATATTAAAAGAACCACCTCTTTGAAACTGACATATTCCTGCAAACAAACAATTGTGACAACAAGTCATATAGTTATTCCCACCACAAACTCTTATAGTTCTATAAACATGCTGACAATCTTCTAGTACACCATCAAAAACAAGTCTTACACAGGGCATACAACCACTAGTTCCTTCTGTTCCACCCAAAGTCATGTCCATACAAATACAACAATAATTAAAAAAATTATGTGACAGTAATAAATTTGAAGTTGTAGGTGTAAAGTCTGGACAATTCATTATCACTACTTCTGGAGAGACACATGCAGATCTTTCTTGAATAGTGTCACAGTAATTATATCCTTTAGATGTTACTGTGGTAAAACAAGCATTCTCAGGAAGGACTGTAGCCCCTCCTGATGCTTGACCTGCTAGTTTAATAAACCTAGACATTACTCGTCATACCCCCATACTTGTACTGCTATAGGAGTACCACTATTGTTTGAGACATAAAGTTTATCAGAATTTGAAAGTACAATACCTGTTCTTTCTATTCTGTTTGCTGAAGTTTTAAACTCAAGAGTGCCTGTATTATTAATACAGTTACTTGCGTTAAAGTAATGATTAGTTTTAAAGAAAAAGTCTGCACCATTGTTTTGGATTATGTTAGTACATAGTGCATCTCCTGAGCCTACATTATTTATTTCAACAAGATCAGTAGTAACTTTTTCCCAAGTAACTAGATCTGGAGATCTATACTGTATCATACAACCATTCCAACCACTTGAAATATCTCCAAAAGTAAAACATTGTTTCCATATAGCAAAACAACATTTTGCAACTAATTGAGGTTGACTTGAAACTTCAAGGTAGCATGATTTTTCACTCCAAGCTGTAGGAGTTCCTGAAACACATTTAATAAACCCTGCAGTAATCCAATCTGCCATTGTTTTACATTGTTTACAACAACTAGAATATGTTCCCCCATGAATACACCCTGCTCCATTAGGTGAATATTCACTGTCAATAGAGTATATTCCATCTGCAGGTGAAGTTGCATTTTGTGCAGCAGAAGTACCCATAACTTCAAAATAGTTGCAGTCAGTATATGGATTGTACCATAACCACTTTACTGTTGAAGAACTCATTGCAACTACCATAGGATAAAAACTACAACATGAGTTGGCATCCTGTCCAAAACAACAAAACTGCTTCATACTACAGAACCTGGTTAGTTGGCATTCATCTGAATGACCTTGAGTACTAGAGTTAGGGTACTGTACAATTGCTGTTGGACCTGTTGTATAAGAAGCAGGAAAGAAAGCTACGTCACATCCTGCCATCACATACTTATGATGGGCATGTGTACCAATTTGCCAATCTGCACAACAGCAACAACCATTGCAGTTGCACTCCTCGTGGTAGTGTGCTCTGTCACACTGTTGACTAACTTGTTGACCTGAACAACGACTACCACCTACAATTGCTGATGAACCAGTAGTAAGGTCATTTATAAATCTCACCCTAAATTCTTGACATTGACTTGGCCTATGCATTCCTGCAGCAGAAGTACCCATATCAAAAATAGGTGTTGCATTTGACCATATGTCTTG